ACAATAAAAATAACAAATTTTTTACAGTTGAATTAAAAGTTACCCGAGGTAATAAACTCAGATTTTCTCCCCACCAAATTGCTTGGCATTTACAGCATCCTGACAATACATTTATCTTGGCAGAGGCCCTCGGTCCGAGGTCCATTAAACTTTATAAAGGATCCGTGATCCGGGACCTTGTTGCTTGTGGCTTGGAGCTTGAGGCTTGCTGCTTGGGGCTTGAGGCTTGTTGCTTGCAGCTTGAAGCTTGCGGCTTGTAGCTTGGTGCTTGGCCCACCAGGTCGTGTCGCGTCCTTCTCTTAAACACCACACATAGTGATTATACATTATCGATGAGTAGTAACGATTAGTGCTCACGGTACTCTACGTTGGGGACAGCTCTGTCCCAGCATGCTCTACAATCTTTGCATTGGTTTCCCTGTTTGGAGGCCGGGCACTGCCTGCTGTCCTGGGCGTGACTGGTTCTCTCTGTTCCGGGTGCCGCGACTGTAGATGTCCAGGGCCAGCTCTTCACTGGCGCCTGGTTTATCATATGCGAGGATTGCCTTATGATTAGGTTTGAAGGGACCACAGCCGGGTCCATCAAATTAAAAAATTTTCGCTCACGCGTGGGCAGCCAGTGCTGCGTATCCGGCGTGCGCTTACATACTTCGAATATTGCTTTTAGATGCTCGGGGCTCTGGATGTCTCCGCTGTCGTGCCACCTGAACCATTTCTCCCCGGTGATCAATACAACCATGGCGTCGACCCATTTAGGATGTCCCAGTGACTCGAGCCTTCGGGCCAGCGCTGCTTGAACATTGCCGAATCTATACCGGCCCTTCAATGCGTAACAGCCAGCGCAAACGCTGCCTGGGATCTTAACAAGCTTGGCACCTGTAATACAGCGTGCAGCTGGTAAATTATATGCCGGTCCAGGCATCTTTGATGGTTTACTTAAACCTCCAGTAATCTTTCTTGCTTCTTTCTTTAACATAAATCCTACCTTATCCTACAGCTTGAAGCTTGTCAAGCTTGCTGCTTGCAGCTTGGCGCTTCGGAAAGTTGCACCGAGCGCCAGGCTATAGTGTTCCGGTCCATCAAATAAACTTTGAAAGGAGATTTGATAAACCTTTCCTTGGTCAAAAAGCCAGCCGCGTTATTTAACGGAGCTTGCTCCAGCTTACTTGACCCCAGGTCCATCGTTCTCTCTTCCTGTACAGGCGTCGCGCTCAGTTCAATGGACCAGGGCTCAAGTTTTATAACCTACACCAAACGTTGAATACTTCCATCAACGCTTTGAACTCCTTCACCGACATGTACTTAATCTCATCTGCCAGATCCGGGTTTGTCTTTTTTATTTCTTTTACTAGTTTCTTTCTAATTCTCATAATATCATCCTACACCATGTGGGACCAGCTGTCAAGCTTGTTGCTTGGAGCTTGTTCCATGGTCAAGCGCATCCTAGTTATTGCCGAAGCGATAACACATTGGGGACTTGACCCCAGATCCTTAACTTATCCGGGAATTCATTACGTACAACCCGAAGTGTTCATTAAGGATCAGGGCTCAAGTTCTTTTGAACATTGCCCATATCAGAGCCACCAAGAAGAATGCCATTAGCATTCTTAATTCCATAGGTGATTCCATAAATATCAATTGCCAAAACTCTACCATCTAGGCAACCCTATCAATATTAATACGTGAACCAATATCAACATACATATCCAAAACGCCATTTAATTTACCTTTCTATATCCCATATAGTCCTTGACAAGGGTTTTGTCAAGTGATATATTTCTAATTAAGAAAGCGAGGTCTAATGACACGAATAAGACTAAATAACGAATACAGGCAGAAATTCTTTAATAGAATAAAGCACGTATTTGAAGAAGAAAACACGCAAGAAAAAGAGGGATATTTACAAGCTAGAGAGAATGTTAATGAAGCATACTCTAAA